GTAGGTAACAGGGATGATTCGCTTGATGTCCTCGATCTTGAACTCAGCGTTGGTTGTGTGCTTGAGTGTGTAGGTTGCTGACTTAGAGAAGATGCCAGCAATCTGGTTGGTACAACGGAGACGTCGCACCGAAGGTGCTATCTGTAAGGCAGTCGATCCATCATGTGAGGTACGAGCAACGAGGTAAGCAGCATGCTCATCGTTACCAATCTTCACACCACGTGGTAGCTCGAGCACCATGTACACCTGTGCTCCGCCTTTCACCTCACCAGCATAGGCATACCGAGCATCGCCAGAGTCAACGAGTAAGTCCAGTGCTGAGAACATCTCCGCATTTTGGAATACTTTGTATCGTCCACCGACAGTGCCAAGCACTGACTGTGTGTTGTCGTTATTGGTACGGACAGTAGCGAAAGTGTTAGGCACTTCGAGTTGGCTAACACCTGTGTCGGATACAGCCAACGCTTGGACGTCGGCTAGTGATACATGCCAGTCGAGCCCAGCCTGTGTGGCTGCGTCTCGTGCTGATGTTGCTGTTACTTCTTCACCGATAATGCTGTAAGCATTACGGCGTGAGTTGATTGTTAGGTTTGTCATGGGTATTTCCTTTCGTGTTGGGTTGTAGGTGTGAGTGTATCAGATGCGTTTGATGTAATCAATTAGGGCGTCTGATAGTTGATCGAAGTAGTGACCTGAGTAGCAGCGGATTCCATCGTCAGTCTGACGGATGAACCACGTTACGTATGGGTCAGCTGTTCGGGTGTGAGGTTGTGACTGTGTGTCTTGCGTCCATAGGCAGAGGGCTACGTAGCCCGACTCATCCCATGCCCGCTTGAGATCTACGATGACAGCCCCATTGGCACAGGTGTCACCGATTCGTGGTGTGATTGTTAGCGTTGTCATTAGTTCACCTTTCGTTGTAGGTATCCGACACGTGATTCATTAATCGCGCATTCGGTTGGGTCATCTTCATGGTCGAACACTGGGTCAGTACAGATACCGATCTCGTCGGCTATCTCTCTTGCTTCGTCTTCATTCTTAGCACGGATCTCGAACGTAGCATCCAGTGTGTATGTGATCTGTACTTCGAAGAGCTTGTCGAAGACAAGGCGATTGTTGTACACGTCATTCAGTATGTCATCTAGTTCTGACAGGCTGATGTCACCATCTTCTTCGCAATCGTTCTCATCTATGTAGTCATTCACCTTGGTGAACAACCTCTTCACCTTGCGTCGGTGCTCCTCACCTATGCTCTGCCATGTGGCAAGGTCAACGGTGAGTGCGTCGATGCGTTCCTTTAGTGTGCCTATCTCAGCGTTAAACGCCTCTGCTTCGAACTGTTGTACTGTGCTCATGTTATTCCTCCTCTATGTTGGTTACTAGTTGGTTGTTCTTGAGGTACTCAAGAACAAGTTCGTCGATTGTTTCGTAGTCAAGCCCGAAGAAGTGGTCACCCATGTTCACAGTCCACCCATCCTTGACCATACGATCGAAGGCTTCTTCTCGTGTTGATGTGATCACTATGTTCCAGTCATCTGGCTGTGTGTAGTATGTCTCAAGCGTCTGCCAGATAGCAAGATCAAGCATGGCTGGACGGTGTGTTGCTTCTCGGTACTGCGAAAGCAGGAAGTTAACCTGCTCGATACGGAATGATGCGTTCATTTGTTCCTCATTTCTTGGTTGCGCTGAATCGGATGTCGGCTTTGCCGTAGACACATAGCCCGCAGCTGACACAGGCTGAGCCACTCGTCGAGATGAGTGGGATTTGCTTGGTAAGTGCTGGACATTTAGCACCTACCTTGCCAGTGATACGCACCATTTCATCCTCCGCATCTTGGAATGTGGTGGATAGGTACGCTAGTTTCGTATCTGTTTCATTGCGAACTTGTTCGGCAATGTGTTTGTTCTCATCATCTGTACTGTAGTACAGCGAGAGATTGTCTAGCCCTGATAGTGAGTAAGCAGCAGATCGTACTCGTGTGTAGCACCAGAACTGTACATCTGGGTACATCATGATTACTTTCTGCCACGCATACTCGTATGTTTGATTGAAGAAGTCGCCGTCCCAGTGGATGCGGAATAACTTCGGGGCATTCCGTCTCTCACAATCCTTGATGAAGTCGATCATCATGTCATCAAGTAAGTCAACCATTTGGTTGACGTCTGCGTCCTTCAATAGATTCCAGTTGTGAAGGAGGACATCCCTCACTCCCTTGTATACACGCTCGAGCTTTCCCGCATAACATACTTTCTCACAGATGCTGGTCGCATCGGGACATGAGTATGCCTTGCCTGCTGGTAAGCCAAAGGTGTTGGCGATTGCTGATGTCTTGCCACTTGGCGTGACTAGGTTGGTAACCTTGCGGTCATTGCTTCTGATTAGCGATAGCATCTTACTCCTCTGGTCTACATACTTCCATAATGACGAGCCATGCTGAACAATGTTCACAGTGGTCACGCGTCATTGGGAATGGGTGGGTATCGGTTAGGTCTTCGAGTCTGTTCAGTACTATGTCTAACGGATTCATTGCTATCTCCTTTCGGTTTGGTTGGGTTATTCAAGAGCATAGATTCTCTATGCTAAAGAATGCGTATGTATTACATGTCATCACAATCACGATCGTCATAGTCACACCATGGACCGAGATGATGAGCCTCGACTATCGTGTAGGCGGGAGCCGTAGGATAGCCCCGCCATTTCACACCCTCTGGTAGCCCGATACTCTTGTGAGTATTGCCCTCCGATACCGCATAGATAGCCTCGATACATGGCTCGACCATGCTCACTGGTACTGGCGGATAGTGGTTGCTTGTTAGATGTATTGCTATTGACTGGCGAATGTCTATGACATTCTCTACTAGGTCGTGTGCTGTGTTGCTTCCCATTAGATTGCTCCCTCTGTTAGTAGTTGTTGTTCCTTCTCTTTGTCTGCTTCGCAGTTGTGTTGTCCGTCGTCGTCGAACATGAGTTCATCTGGGTCACCAGACCATCTCATGTCACAGGCATAGCAACGGTAGTTGTATTCCTCGACGATAGATTCCACTCCGTTCACATAGTGAGTCTCTCCACCCCAGCCTGTCTCCTCGTCGTACTCATTCTCAATGGATGCTGTTGGGTATTGTCGTGATAGTTCTAGCAAGGCTAGCTCGGGTACGCTCCATGGCGTGGAGAATGTGAAGACGAGTTCACCTTCATCTTCGCTGTGTTCTTCGACATCTTTAGCCTCCCACTTACAGCCCCAGTTGTCACAGTTCCACCTGTACCAGTGGTCTTCGTGTCGCTGTGTTGTACCGTCATAGTCCCAGTACTCGGCTAGATTCGTGGGCTTGATGATGTTCCAGAAACTGAACGGTTCATTAACCGTTACAGTCTTGGACTCTTTAGTCTGCCAGTCGTACTCTTGTGCCTCATAGGGAGCAGACAACTGCTCCTTCATCTTGGCGATTACCTCTGGCTTGGCAAAGATTACGACCGAGTTATTTACCCAATTAGGCATGATACATCTCCACTTCTTGTTGGTATTCGACGAAGGAACTGAACGAATGTTCATTCCCTGTATCATTGACGGTTTGATTTGGAAAATCAAGGACAACGGTGAAGTCACCTAAGTCTTCGCCGTCAACGCTTGTGAACAAGCCGAAGCCTGTCTCCTTGTGCCATTGGTCACCGATTAGTTGTGAAACAACTATACGAATCGCATAGGATGGGTCAGTCCAGCGTGGTGCTGCCTTGGATAAAGCCATACCTAAGTCGGCTCTCCATGACCCTTCCCCCCAGTGTGAGTAGAGGGTGACATGTGCTTGCTCATTCTCATACGCCTTCATTACGAAGTTGATTCTTGCTCCCATTTTTATTCCTCCTCATCTTCACTGCCGAACAACTTTTGCCAGCAGGTATTACATGTGCTAGAGATAAGCAACTCTCTATCTCCGATAGATAAATCGGGGAAGATGTCTTGTATGTAGCGTCTCTCTGAGCGTGGCATTTCGAGTTCCTTTAACTGTTCATCAGTACAGGGTATGTGTGTGATTTCCTTACACATACGGCAATCCACTGCGAGATAAGTGTTTGTTGACATGGTGTTGCTCCTTTCGATTGGTTGAGAGGGGACAGCGATTTGCCGTCCCCCCTTTATAAGCAGACTTCGTCTGCTATCTTTGACGCGAGAGCCAATCACGCACTGCCTTACGAGCGACATAGATTCCTGCCGTAAAGCCAGTCATGAATAGTGCGATTGCCATTGCTACATAGTCTCCCCAATAAAACATTAGGCGCGACCTCCCTTCAGTGTTAGGTATGCGTTTGGTTCAACCTTCTGGATTTCATCCAGAACTGTGGTAAAGTTCGGGTATGCCTTGAAGGCTGAGAGGATTGCTTCAATCTTCTTCGAAGATTTAGCGGTGTTAGTGGTGATGCGTACCTTTGCGAAGATACGCTTATCATCTGGCTTCGACACATGAACAACGCCGTTCTTTACGACGCCGACTAGTGTCTTGGTTTCAACTGTTCTCATGGTGTTCCTTTCGGTAAAGTGCCGAGCCAATTTGATTCGACCCCCTTTATCAAACAAATGTTCCATTTGTTATCAAGAAAAGACAGGCATGCGATCGCGTAGCTCACGCGAGAAGCCTGCCGTTTAGCAACTCCTGCGCTCGCATCACAGCGCGTATGCGCCCGCATCAAGGCGCATCACATGACACACATGACACACCAAGGCGGGCATGACATGACACATGACATGACCCAACACACCGAGGATTTACGCTCGGTTTTTGACATTGGGCTGAATCTGTGGGAAGATGTTTGTCGTTGGGAGGTGGTCTTCCAGCATCAAACACGAAAGGCACACAGCATGAACACAGCATGGACACACGACGACATACTCACAGACCTGAAGGCGGAGGTGCTGGAGGTACGCAAGGAGTACGGAGTACCAAGCCTGAATCACATCCCCGATTTCGAGTTGAACACGCTCAACCACGCGAGTCTGGGCGACCTTGTACACATAGGCAAGGGGCGCGTAGGTATCGTGTATGACATCAGCGAGAACCGAGGCGTGAGAGAGTTAAGAATTGTGACCGATAAGTTCCGCGTAATCATGAAGCGAGTCGGTTTATAGGATAGTTCGCGGACGCCCCCGCTCCAGCCCATGGATGCGGGGGTTTTCGCATGCGCGCGCAATGTTTTACCCTGCCTCACGCCTATGCGTGGGGCTTTTTTTTGTGCGTGTACCCATGCCGACCCCCCTGTTGTTTAATACCGCCCCCCTCCCCCTCACCCACTATCAGCTAAATAATTTTGACCAGAAAACCAGCTCTGACCAGCACTTTTATAAATAAATAAAAAAACTTTACCAAGCCCCTTGAAACACGCCGACGCTCTAGACCCCTATATAAGTATAAGGCGAAATACTTATTGAGCCTTGGAAGGCAGGCTTAATGCCTGCCTGATGGTTTATATATGCATGAGTGGGGATACTTCTGCCCAGACCCCTCTGTACTACTACAGACACTGGAGTCCAATTGGAAAGAAACTTATCACCAGAAGAAGCTCGCAAAGAACTAATCGATTTGGTAAGACAAGGCAGGACAATTGCCGACGCCCTAAAGGTCATCGGGCGATCTCGCTCTTGGTATGACACCCAACGCCGAGAAGCCGAGGGCTTCTCAGCTTATATGGATAATGCTCGGTTTAGAACTGCAGACCTCGCTGATAACGCTCGGTCTGAGCTATCTGGATTTGCGGAGTTCTCTGAGAAATACCTGGGAACTAAAGTACCACCCCACATGATGAACGTGGTAGACATGCTAGAAGGCAAAGATCCTTCTTGGTTACATGACAGCATGGTCTACGAAAAGGGGTCAGCGGGGTTATCCCGCTTGTTGGTAAACGTACCACCTAACCACGCCAAGACGATGACGATCACGATTAACTACGTTACTTACCGTCTGGTTAAGAATCCTAACATTTCGGTCATGGTTATTTCCAAGACCCAAGAGCAGGCAAAGAAGTTTTTGTATGCGATCAAGCAACGCTTGACGCATCCGAGGTACGCTGACCTACAGGCAGCATTTGGTCCAGCAGATGGATACAAAGCTACCGCAGATCAGTGGTCAGCAACCAAGATCTATCTTGGTGGCGACATCCGCGATAACGATGCTAAAGACCCTTCACTCGAAGCTATCGGTATGGGTGGACAGGTTTACGGAAACCGTGCAGACCTAATCGTTCTTGACGACGTGGTCACTCTAAGTAATGCTTCAGAGTGGGCTAAGCAACAGGAGTGGATTCGCCAGGAAGTAGCTTCACGTCTTCCGCCAGGTGGTGGTCAACTACTTGTAGTTGGTACACGAGTCTCGGCGGTTGACTTATATAAAGAGCTCCGCAACCCACAGCACTACACCGACGGCACATTGCCTTGGTCATATTTGTCCATGCCTGCAGTCTTAGAATATGCAGACAAGCCTGAAGACTGGAAATGTCTTTGGGAAAAGACCGAACAACCTCTTACGGATACTGACGTACCCGACGAGAATGGTTTGTTTGATCGATGGACAGGACCGCGTCTAACGGCGGTCCGTAATGAGGCAGGACCATCTAAGTGGTCTCTGGTATACCAGAACCTCGATATTGCGGAGAATGCAATCTTCGACCCGACATGCGTCAGAGGCGCAGTAAATGGAATGAGAAAGTCGGGTGCTTTAGTTGCAGGCGCAGCAGGACATCCCAAGAACCCTGAGAACTTTTATAGGGTTATAGGTATCGACCCAGCAATGTCTGGTGATACCGCTGCTATCGCCTATGCGGTTGACCGCAGGTCACATAAACGCTACGTCTTAGATGTTCACATCATGACAGCTCCTACACCTGCAGCAATTCGTTCTCTTATTCGGGAATGGACCGATGCGTATAAACCGCATACGGTCATTGTGGAATCAAATGCTTTTCAGCTTTTCCTTACACAAGACGAAGAGATTCGTAACTTCCTGTCGACCCGAGGTATTGCATATCGACCTCACTACACAGGAAACAATAAACAAGATCCAGAGTTTGGCGTAGCCTCTCTGGCTCCATTGTTCGGAACCGTTACTAAGCGGGACGGTCTCAACAATAACTTCAAGCATGCTGACGATAACTTAATTGAGTTACCAGACAGCTCGAAGAATGAACACATTAAAAAGTTAATAGAACAATTAGTAACCTGGCAACCAGGAGTACAGGGCAAGAAGCTCAAGATGGACGCCGTGATGGCGTTATGGTTCTGTGAGATTGTAGCCAGAGAAACTTTGTTAACTTCGACTAACGTACCAAACTTTATCAACAATCAATATACACCTCGTGGTGAGATTGAATCAAGATACATCATCAACCTAGATGATCTCGCTGCACAACAGCGAGCTGTGAGATTGTGACATTATGAAAGAACTTGTAACAGCATTAGAGAACTTAAAAGCTCGTAACTCCGAGCGCGACAAGCGCATGCGCGAGGTTGCTTTGGTTAGAGCGGGTAATGCCGATCAAGTATTCCGTGGGCTATTCCCAGAGGGAATCTGGTCACGTCCTATCATTGCTAACCTTATTGACGTTGTTGCTCGAGATGTTGCTGAACAAGTCGGTGTTCTACCTACCATTACTGCTGCTGGCGATTCATCTCTTGATGATAACCAGCGTTCCAAGGCTGACAAGCGAACCAAGATTGCCAACTATTATGTTGCGTCATCTCGGCTTGGAACGGAACTACTGCGTGGCGCAGATCAGTTAGCAACCTATGGCTTCGTTCCTTTACGAGTTGAACCAAACTTTAAGGACAAGCGACCACACATCCATGTGGAAAATTCAATGGGTGCTTATTACGATATGGATCGCTTCGGTGTTGTTAACACCTACGCTCGTCTATATCACCGTAAAGCTGGAGACTTAGCTGCTCACTTCCCCGAGCATGCTGATGCAATTCTCCAATCAAATACTTACACACGTGGCGATGGCAACAGTTTGTTGCAGGTCGTACGTTGGACAGATAAACAAAAAACTGTTCTATTTTTACCAGATCGTGGAGGTTTAGTACTTGCGACAACACCGAACAAAGCAGGCGTCGTCCCAATTGCAATTGCTCAACGCCCTTCTTTGGATGGCGAGACCAGGGGTCAATTCGACGATGTACTACCTGTTTACGCAGCGAAAGCGCGACTTGCTCTCCTTACTATGGAAGCTGTTCAGAAGTCTGTTGAAGCTCCTCTTGCTCTTCCCAATGATGTTACTTCTTTATCCATTGGTCCTGATTCAGTCATCCGTTCTAACTCCCCTGAAAAAATTCGTCGTATCAATCTGGACGTACCTCAGTACGCGTTTGCGGAGAACAATGTCCTAGCGGACGAAATGAAATTGGGAACACGTTTCCCTCAAGCACGTGCAGGACAAGCAGAAGGATCAGTAGTTACTGGTCAAGGCGTAAAGGCTTTGATGGCAGGTTACGATTCACAGGTAAAGATTTACCAATCAATTCTTGGTGAGGCAATCGGACAAGCAATCTCATTTGCATTCGCAATTGATGAAGCATACTTCCCTGATATCACTCGTGAAGTATCAGCAACTGCTAACGGAGTTCCTTACAAGTTAAAGTACAAGCCATCTTCCGACATCAATGGAAACTTTGGCGTGACCGTTGAGTACGGTCTTATGGCAGGATTAGATCCTAACCGCGCATTGGTATGGGGTCTACAAGCTCGTGGAGATAAGTTAATCTCTCGCGGAATGTTGCGTCGCAACCTTCCTATCTCGCTTAACGCTGGTGAAGAAGAGCGAGCAATTGACATCGAAGAGATGCGTGATGCGCTTAAAGCTTCCGTATCTCAAATGGCTGCAGCAATTCCACAAATGGTAATGCAAGGTCAAGATCCGATGAAAATTGTAGAAAAGATGGCAAGTGTTATTACAGATCGCAAGAAGGGTATCCCTCTTGAAGATGCTGTAGCAAATGCTTTCAAACCAGAACCAGTACCAGAACCACCAGCAGGACAACCAGGAATGCCAGAAGCACCTCCTGAACCTGCAATGGGTGGAGGACAAGCACCACAACTTCCTCAAGGTAGACCAGCTATGCAAGAACTTCTTGCAGGTCTAACAGGTGGAGGAAATCCAAATCTAGCAGCGAGAGTAACTCGTCAGATCCCAGCATAACTAAGGAGAAACAAATGTTCGGAAAGCAAGGAAAAGCAGCAAAAGCAAACGTCTCAACAGCAATTATGGGCAAGAAGCCAGCAGGCAAAGTAGTCGGTGGCGGAATGGTAAAGCAAGGCGTTACCCCAAAGGGTATCAAAGGCAACAATAACAAACTTAAGTAATTAAAGAAAAGGATAATAACATGGCGCAAATGCGTAAGTCTGGACCAGCAAAGCCTGCGTACAAGACACCAGTAAAGAAAGACAATGCGTTAATTCAGGCTATTACAAATAGCTATCGAGTAACTGCAAAAGAAGCTGCACAGATCGTTAAGGTTATTAAAGAGTCCAAGCCAGTTCTAGGACCAATCAACCCTGTAAACGAAGCAGCTAAGTTTGTTGGCGGAGCAGTAAAGGCAAACGTACAGCTTCCAGGCAAGGTTGCTGGAATGGCAGCACGTACTGCTAAGAATGCAGCCAAGAACTTCACATCAGGCTACAACAAGTAATTTTAATTAGGTAAAGGACGGCTATGGCTGACACTAGATGGTATTACGACACTAAAACAAAAACTTGGAAACCGATGAGTTCACTTCCTAAAGGTGGTTTATATTCTTTTCCAAAAGAATATATTAGAGATACTCCTCCCAAGAAACCTCAACCTGTGCCAACGCCTACCTTTACTACGGTAAAGCCAACACCAAAGCCAACGCCAACAGTAACTAAGAAGCCAACACCCAAGGTAACAAAAACACCAGAGGTAATTCTTCCACCAGTGGATACTTCAACAGCAACTGTTAAGCCTAAGCCAAAGGTTAAAAAACCAACAGTAACCCCTAAGCCAACACCTAAGCCAACACCTAAGAAAACAATCGGCTCCCAATTTGGCTACATAGGAAGAGGATAAACATGGCAGCGAAGAAACCAAAAGCTCCTAGAAAGTTTAAGCAAGCGCGTAAAGCTGCCGTTGCCGACGCTAAAGGTGCTTTCTCAACTGGAAAAACTAAAGCAGTATTAAAAGATCGTACGTTAAAGATTTCCGCTGATGACAAAAAAGCTCTTAGCGAAGTTAAATCTGAAGCAAAGCAGAATTATATTACCGACGATCGTGGCAATAAGATTAATACTAAGCCTACGGAAACCGCTCAAGAGCGTTTTGCTCGTGACCGTCGTGAAGCTAAAGCTGCAATCGATCGTAAGTATGGCGTAGAAGATAAGCCTAAGAAGACAGCTACTCCTGCTAAAGCAGATGCACCTGCTGAAAAAAGCCCAACAGGAAAGAAGGCAACCAAGTCTGCTCCTAAGAAGCCTGGTGTAAATAAGCCAGCAACTAAAGGATTTGCAGCAGGTAAGTCTCTTAACGCAACTGGTCAGATAAGATATGACGCTTTGATTAAAGAAGGCGTTGCTCCTAAGCGAGCAATGAATAAAGCTTTGTTTGAACAAGAAAAAGCAACTAAGCCTGTCAAGTCAAAGTCAATTAAGACACCAAAGGTAACACGTCCAACAGACGCATCGCTTACAAAGATGGAAGATGATTACCTAAAGAAGACAAAAGAAAGACTTGCAAGCAAGCCTTCTACATCTAAAACTGTTGCACTTCGCCCAAAGGGCGAAATGGTTTCAACTAAAGGAAAGAGCGTACAGACAGTTACTGCAAAGCCAGTTCCTGGTAGCGGTTCTACTCCTAAAAAGCTTAGCAAGACAAAGAAGTTTGTTAAAGGATCAGCAGCACTTGCAGTAGGAGCCGAAGCTATTTCACTGGCTAAAGGTTCAACTGCTAAAGATGCAAAAGAAATTATTAGACTTAAGAATAAACTAGCTGACATCCAAGGCAACAAGCGAGATAACGCAGGTGGTTCTTTTAGAGAAGGTGTTGGATCTGAAGTAGGTCAACTTGCTTCTCTCGTATCGTTTGGTTTAGTAGGTAAGACACGTCGCCAACGTATGGATGAACTTAATGCAAAAATTGCTAAAGCTACAGCTGCAAAAAATAAAGGTCTTCGTTATGGTCCTAACGGTGAAAGCCTAGTTCCAGGAACTGATGCTTACAAGAAGGGCTCGAAGACTCGCCCTGCTGCTGGCAAGGCAGCAGCTGGTGGCTCATCAGGTGGCTCATCAGGTGGTTCATCTGGTGGGGGCAAAGGCGGATCATCTGGTGGAACAACACCAGGAGCAGGCGGATCTACATCTAATGTCTACGTTGTAAAACGTGGAGACAATCTTTCAAAAATTGCAAAGAACGAAGGCGTAAAGCTTTCTGATCTTATGGCAGCTAATACCAAGTTCAAGACAAACGCCAAGTACAAAGGCGGAAATATGATCTGGGCTGGTACAACGGTGAAACTTCCAAAGAAATAAGGTAACTAATGTCAATGATGCAACCTGGTGAAGTGTCAGGTCCTGGAAAGCTTTCTAAGCGTACGGACCTACCTCCATCACAAGGTGCTAAAAGACTTCCCGATGCAGCCTATGGCGAGCAAAGGGATTTCCAAGCACAACAGGCTGGAGCACCAATGGCAAAGTCTTCCGACCCAATGGCTGGCATTATCCCATTATCTGCGCCAACTAACCGACCAAACGAACCTGTTACCGCAGGAGTCGATGCTGGTCCAGGACCAGGAAGAGAAATGTTAGGGCTAAAAAGTTCTGCAGAAACTATGCAGGAAGATTTAAGTGTATTGGCTAAGTACATGCCATTGATGGCAGCTTATGCTGACACAACCGAGTCAACTGGAACTATGAAAGCGTTTGTACGCTACCTAAGAGGTAATACTCAATGAAGGTTTTTCAAAAATTTGAAGAAAACCTTGAGTACCTTGGATTTGATATGGCTCCAGTTGCCTGGGATTTAGCTCGCTTCCCTTTCGAATCCGACGAAGATCGTATTGCTTTGCTAAACGAATTAACGGATAAGACGGAAGGACCAGTAGATGGCGGACAACCGACAGTCATTTGATTTCTCTGGACTTGGACCATCTGTTAATGGACAACCAGTACCGCAAAAGCCACTATCAAAAGTAGATTCTTTTAAGAAAAATAACTTTGATGATGGGACTAAAGTTGGCGGTGTAGAAGGAGCAGTCCTTCCATTTATTGGCAAGCAGATTGAAAAAGCGCAAAAGGGTCCATTGGGATTTGCTGTTAATCCAGCACTGCGTGTCATGGAAAATCTGTACACACGTGTTATTCAACCAGCACAACGTGTTGTTACAACAGCAGCGTTGTTACCTGAAGCATTAGAAAAACAACCAGGCGGAATCACTGGAATTCCTAAAGCTTTTCAGTTGGCAGTTAATGAATCTAAAAATATTTCAATGGGTCAGGCTGTTACAAGAAGCTTTGCCGAATATATACCACTACCTGAAAGCATGTTGCCTACAGTAGCCAAAGAAAGTTTTGATATCTTTGACCAGCAACAGCGAGACAAAGCATTCCGTGATGAATTCTTTGGAATCGTAACATCTGGTTCAACAGATCTTGCTATCAATGGCGTAATGAGCAAGATAACAGGTGCTGCCACGAAGGCAGCTATGGTAAAAGTACGTGGAACTTCACGTATTGTTACTGAAAAAGACATGCAGCAGTTTTCTACCAAGGCGGACGAGGCTGTTGCCTGGGCTGATGCTGGAAAATTAACAGATGCGCCTAGCGGTCTTGCTGTTTACATGGATGATGCAGTCAGAGAGCGTAACGTACAGCGTTTGCAGGCTAATCCCCTTATTGCTGAAACAAATAACCCGCTGCGTACAGCAACAATTGTCTCTCGTATTGACAACCACTTGGATCTTGCCGATTATCTCAAGGCAGAACGTGGTGACGCAGCAGCATTTGATCGTTTCTTCCAGAAACAAGCACTCAGTGCTGACCATCTTGACAATTATGGGTTCAAAGATTTCGGTCCAGTCAGCGACTGGAGCAAGATTCACGATGAAGTTCTTACAGAGAACTTAGCACCACGATACCAAGCAATTATCAACGACTTAAAAGGTAAAGACAGAAACTTTGCTGCACAGTTAGATGACTGGGCAAGCAAGGCAAACGTTGGTGATCGTGGAACTGGTTATGTACCAGGACGATTTGGTATGGTTGAGTCAGTTGCGTTGTCTGTTAGCAAGGTACGCTCTGGTGCTCGCTTTGGTAGCGCAAAAATCTTTGGTGACGATCCAGGAAAAAATGGATGGCGCACAAAAGTATACCAATCCTCACCATACGACCGCGTTGTTCGCGTTATCACATGGGCAGGTGATGCTAGACCACAGGGTTACATCAACATTTCTAACCCACGTAAAGGCGAAGCGGTTAACGATGTTCTTTCAGAACTCAATCGTCTTCAATTCCTTAAAGGTAAGCAAGGCGAAATGTTTAAGCGTCAGATGGCTGAGAAGTTTCTTTCTGCTACGACTAACAGTGACCAGGCTCGTGTACTAGTTGCAATTGAAAAGGAAGTTATGCTTCGCCTTGCGAAGCAATACAACGTTCGTTCAATTGGTGGCATAGGTACTGACGCAGAACTTATTAAAATGGTTGAAAAGCTCCATGCAGCAGCAGACTCTCGCCGTACCACGGCAACAGAGTTTGCTCAGAAGCAAGGTCTTATCCCAGATGAAGACGGCAGTCTTAATATTATTCAACTTCGTTCACAGACAACAGAAGTTAACAACGTGCCTATGCTTGACTTCCGTAAACTCGAGATGGAAGTTATCCTTGGTACACAGGCACGTGCGGGAGTACGTTCTGGCATAAGCAAGGGAACGATTGCTCGTACGTACGCAGGTAAATACGGCATGGCAGCTGGTCAATTCTTTGATATCGCTAACATGGTTTTCAATAACCTTAATCTTTTACGTGTTGCGTACATTCCAAAGAACGCAATCATTGATCCATTCATGCGTGGTTCTATGGCTCTTGAAAGTTCAGAGTTAGTACGTAACGCAATTCCTGGTTTTGGTAACATGCTGGAGAACTCCACAAAAAGAACTAGACTTGCACGTCGATACGTACCAGGAACAGCAAGCTACGCTTCTCGTAAAGCAGAGCAGGCGATCCTTAAAGATATTGACGTTGCCTACGGCAAACTAAACCCATTGATTATGAAAATGGAAGCAACCGCTAAGGTTGAGAAGGACGCTACAGCGTTATGGCAAACAGCCAAACTTAATGCAGATAAGGCAGAGGCAGCATTAAAAGCAGCAAGCCCATCTTCTAAAGCAGCAGCTACTGCTGCTAAGCATGAGGCAGATTACAAGTTATACCAAGCGCAATTAGAATATACAAAGTTTGCAGATGAAGCAAAGCTTGCATCTGATGCGGTAACTGGTTTATCAATTCTTATTGAAAAGAATCGATCATCAATATCAGGCGCAATTCGCCGTGAAGGTGATCTACTGCAACGTAAGTACATCGGCAAAGAAGCAGATGTCATTACGGTTGATGGGAAAGACTACAATATTAAAGGTCTTGGAGATCCCAACGTACGTGGTACAGCTGTGTACTTAGACGAAATTGATTCAGCATCTAGTTTGTATTCAAAACTATTTGAATCAGAAGCGTCAATGAATGTACGTGCTCGCAGTCAGCAATGGGTAAAGATACAACGTGAAGACGGCAAGGCTTATTACAACGCTATCGCTCACGTGCTTAACCGACAGATCCGTCAGGAACTTGACATGCCTCTTGGCATGATGCTTCGTGGTGAGTCTGACCAAGCAATATTAAATTTCTTGTACAAGACTGAGGCTGGCAAAGAATACCGCCGTCGTATGTCATCTGATGCTGGAAGAACTCTTACACAAGATGACTTCCTGTCATGGACAAGTGAGACAAGTGCATATCTTCAGAAGCTTATACCAAGTGATGAACTACGCAGAATCGCTTTAGAGCGACCAGTAACCGTTAAAGAAGTAGAGAACTTTCTTAAGTCTCGACCAGACCTTCTTCCAGAAATTGATGGACCAAACGTAAGTCTTGCTGATCTAAGCAAGGGTGAGCGATTGGTATCACGTGTTGCTAATGCTCAAGGAACAGCATGGCGCATATTGGGTGCAGCTGAAAACAAGTTAGTACGTAACCCAATGTTTATGATCTACGCAAAAGAAGAAATGGAATACCTCATCAAGTCCGCTCGTCGTACTGGTGTAGATCCATCTGATGCAGTAGTCAACCATCAGTTCCGTCAGATTGCAATGCGTAACGCAGTTAAAAGAATTGAAGATACTCTTTATTCATCACGTCGTTTAACTAACGGAATGTATACAGCGCGGTATGCGATGGCATTCCCAATGGCATTCTTTAACAGCCAGGCAGTTGCACTCAAGCTTATGGCTAAGAACCCGATGAATGCTTATTGGTATAACAGTATACAAGATTCGCTTTCATCATTTGAACCATATACTGACCAAGAAGGAAACACATACAAGTCAATGTCTGATGTTCCACCAGGGACAGTCGTATCTGTTAGCTATCCAATTCCTGCAAACATTACAACAAAGATTGAAAACATTCCAATAATCGGAAAAGCTGCAGCAGCAGCTTTATCCCCATACACAGATCCTCGTGGTGGTGGACTCAAGTGGAATCCAAAACAAATGGAGTTCATGATTGCAGATCCAAGCGTTGCTTGGTTTGGCAGCGTTCTTGTTTCATCTCTTATTAAAGGTCAACTCAATAGCCCACTATGGAAAACTCCAGACGGCGAAAAGGTTGTTACGTTTCTACGTAATACTTTTGGTAACGACTTCTACGAGAATAGCATTCTCTACGGTGGATACGTTACAGGCGGAGGTAACTTAGCAACGACCGCACTTAATGCTATTAAGCCAGCGTATCTAGAGTCATTGTTCCCAACAGGTGAACGATACATGGATCAGGTATATACCAATTGGCAAGTTGCTTACGCACAATGGCATCGTGAAGGTCGCGTTGGTAACGCTCCCACAATGGAGCAAGCAGGAAAAGCTGCATCAAATCTTAATTTAATTAAGGCAATTGTTCAGTTCAATATGCCAATCTCTACAACGTTTGACCCAGTAACTCGATCAGCTAAAGCGTACTACGCAGATCTTCTTGAAAAAAACAAGGGAGATTATGCAGCTGCTGACAGAGCAATGATGACGGACTGGGGAATAGATGGACTGGCATTCCTTGGCTCACACCAAAAAAATATTGCTGGAGTTGCATCTACTGTCAATGACATCAAAATGATTCGTAGCAACCGTGACCTACTTGCTTCTATCGCAAACGTAGATCCACTGTACGCACGTATGATGTCAAGCGGTTACGGAGATCTTGCTGTTGATTACTCAACAGAGGTTGCTGAAATCTATAAGAACCTAAACTTCCCTGGAACCTTGACAAAGCTTTCACGTCAGAAGACAGAGAAAGAAATCAAGGACGAGACTGATGCTCGTCTTGGTTGGGTTTCTTACAATTTCGCAGTCGACGCACGTAACGGTGAGATGGCTCAATATGGAATCAATTCAACGCAGAGCTCTGCTTATGAATACACTGGAGTCAAAAGAAGGTTTGACGAAAGAGTTGCCGATATTAAAGCTAGTTATCCAGGATGGATTAACGACCGCACTGTACAACAAGGAAAGTTCTGGGATCAAACATTCCCAACGCTAAAGAAAATTGCTAACGATCCTGTATGGCGCAAATATGTAGATCCAATCGATGGTGGCAAGTGGGCTGAGATTTCATACTGGATTGGTCAAGTAGAAAACTTCCGAGCAGGCTACGGACAACTTGGTTCAACAACAGCAAGAGATCAAGGGTTTTCATCTTCTTTGAATAACTTCCATTACAAATTTGTCCAAGGTGCAAGCGATGGGTTTGCAGCGTTTGCTGCGCGTTGGCTTGAATCAATGCCAGAACTAGATATAGAAAAGGTGGCAGTCCCTAATGGCTAAAGATAGTGACTTTGATGGCATCCCAGATGCCGTCGATAAGTATCCATATGATTTTAATAATGGAAAAACTCCAGCAACTAATCAATACGGTAACGTACAAACAGACATTGCCCCTATCTATCTTCCTTGGTTAACTGATGCAAGTGGTCAGCCAATGCCAGTACCAGGTGGTTCTGCTCAAGCAATCAGAGCACTCGCTGCGCTTCGAGTAAACGATCGTGCTAAGTACGGCATAATTAAGTCTGGTATTGAATACAACCTTGGTCGTAAAGTAACTGACAAAGAAGTAGATGCAATTTGGAAAGATGCTGTCAATTGGACACAGTCTCCAGGAACAGCTAACGGAAACCCAGTTGATTACTTCAACCTTATGCGTCCTTCAGATTATGCTGGCACTGCTCCTGCTGGACCAAAGTATGGAACATCAGCATTTAAGAATACACAGAAGACAGAGTACAGCGGTTCATCTGCTGCTCAACAGATTAGTGATGAGATGGAACGCAGGCTTGGTCGCAGAGCGACACAAGCTGAAATTGACGAGTATACCAAAGCCGTAAACGCAGAGGCAAAGAAAGATCCCTCAGTTACTGAAGGAACTACTACGACCAAAGCTCCTTCTGGAAAAAATACTTTAGGTTCATCTACAACAAACCAAACAGCAAAGACTGGATTTGATCCAACCATGTTTGCTCGTAACTTTGCAATGTCTCGACCAGACTATGCGGAGTCATTTGCAGCAAACACATTCCTAGGTCTTGTCGAAAAGTTACTTAAAGATCCTAACGCGATTGGACAGGTGGTAGGCAATGGCAGCTAATGAGCCAACTGCAATGAGCCTTCGTGCTGTTGCGATTCTTAACCGACTAAATGAAATCTCAACAAAGTCACGCAGTGGAACCGCTGGCGTTGGTCCAGATAAAGGTAAAACTTTTAAGTCATCAACATCTGCAGCAGATTACGCTGAATACGATAAACTCTATGCTGAGTTACAAGAACTTTACAAAAATGGTGCTGTTGTTTATAGCCCAGACTGGGGAGTTTTTTCGGCTACTGACACTGGTAACAAACGCACAGCCACTGGTTCTAGCCCAGCCCCCGATTCACCATTGCAAGCATATAAAATTGATTCAACTGGTAATACTCCAGCTTTTAAGCAGCTTCAACTTACATCAACGGCAACTAATACCGTTGGCAAAGTTGTATCCTCTACAAGTTCGCCTGTCAAAACTACAGTCTCTACAGGCGCACCAACGAAAGTTGATACACTTGACAAGGCTACGCTTGCAGCCAAGTTTGGTATTGCTGCAGGTGTTATCGGTGCAGATGACAGTCTTTCTAAAGTTCTTCAAGAGATCCTTGATGGTGGTATTACATCTGAAACACTAATGACTCAGATGATTCAAGGAACATTGTGGTACAAAAACCAGACAGATAAGCAACGTGCATTTGTTTTTGCCAAGGAAAGCAACCCAGGTCAGTTTGCTGCCGATCTACAACTTAACGCAAGCAATATTGTTAAGCAGTTCATGGGCAATGGTATTAAAATTACAGCACAACAGGCTATTGAGTATGCCCAGCAAATGATGCAGTCAGCAATCATCGATGCAAACGGTAAAGTTATTCGATACGACCAAGAGTTCCTTAATAAAATTATGGCTAACTCAATTGACTTTAGTAAAAAAAGCATCATTGGTGGCAAGCAAATTTTCAATCTAACTGGAAAGTTAGAGACAGTATCTAATGAACTGTACAAGCGAGCCTATGAATATGGTTTTGATTCTAGTGTATCCAACGAACGATTTGATGGATGGTTTCGAAATAGCATCAAGGGTCTTATTTCTGGTACAACAAACCCAGAAGATATTGACAATGAACTTCAGAAGCAAGCTATGTCTATGTTTCCTGGTTTAACCAACCAGCTTACACAAGGTCAAACATTACGTGAAGCAGCAGATCCATGGCTTGAGGCTATTGCAAATACATGGGAAGTTGACCGTAAGTCATTGTCACTTAACAATGACTTTGTTCAACGAGCACTTAACTACACAGACGAAAAGGGAAATGTTACAACAATGAACCTTTACGATACAAAGAAGATGGCTCGTCGTTCTGGAAACTTTGACTTTACAAGTACAGCAAAAGAGGAGAAGACAGGTATTGCCAATACTATCCTCCGCGACTTTGGATTCTTGGGGTAAATAGATGGCGCGTATAACCGACAATATGTTTGATAATAGCGGATCATCTTCAGCACTTGCTTCAGCACTTGCTGATTTGACAGCAAGTGAAGCCAATGCTTCTGCTGCATCTAAAGCAAATGCAGCTACAGCTGCAGCAACTCCACGTGAATTTATTACAGTAAAACCAGGAGATACATTCTGGAAGATTGCTAAAGACAATGGCATGACAGTCAAGGAACTGTTGGCTATAAATCCAACCATTGACAATAACGCTAAATATAAAGACGGCGCAATGATCTGGTCTGGTACAAAGATTTATACAGAGCCAGCTAAAGCTGTAATAAAAAATACAGCAACTTCAGCAAATACATCTACCAGCACAATAACACCTACGGTTACTGCTACTGCTACGGCTACTAGTACAGCCTCTACTGACACAAGTACCTCAACAGACACAAGTACCTCAACAGACACAAGTACCTCAACTGACACAAGTACCTCAACTGACACAAGTACTGCAGCAACAACAGAGTTTGACACTGGTACGCCATTCTCAACATCATATGTAACCAGTGCTCCAGTTGATCCAGTAATAGCAGCAACGTCAAACATTGATACACAGATCGCAGATTTGCTTAAGCAAATTGCTAACATGCAAGCAGCAATGATAGAAAACAACAAGCCAACAGTTGCATACGAAAAGACTGTACGTAAAACTGGTGGAGTGGTAGAGGTCTACCAAGTTATGTCAGACGGAACTATGGGTCAGATGGTTGATTCATACAAGGACTTTGGTGCTCGTGACTCTGTGCTTAAGATGTTTGAGAACACTGGTCTTGGAACAGAGTTCATGAATTCACTTATGGGATCTATCGACAAAGTGTATGAAGAGAATATCATGCCGACTGATGCCCAAGTTCTTAATAGTATTTACGACAGCGATGCGTACAAGACTCGCTTTGCTGCTAACGAAACAATTGCTAAGCGTATGAAAGATGGCAAAGGTCGTCCTGGTGACAGACTGCTTAAGCCATTTGAATACATTGAAGCAGAAAAAGGATACAGAGAAATCCTAGCTAGCGCAGGATTACCTGAAGGATTTTATGACACACAAGATGACTTCCGTCGCCTTATTGAAAACTCTGTAAGCGTTGGTGAGTTAACAGACCGTGTCAACATTGCAAGAAATGCTTTACAGAATGCTGACTCCAACACAAAGAATGCTCTTAAGAATTACTATGGTTGGACAGAGGGCGAACTCGCAGCCTACATGCTTGATAGCGAAAAAGCTTTTGACTTGGTTAACTCTAAGTTTAAGTACACAACAGAGGAAGCTAAGCGCATGTACGGCTCTGCTGAAATTGGTGGTGCTGCTTCTCGCGCTAACCAACTCTCAGATAAAGCATTCTCTGAAGAAATTTACAATGCTGGCAAAGGTGCTCAAGCAGAAGGAGCATTCCAAACCGCAGCTGCTAACCAAGCCGATTACCAAAGACTTACAAAACTTTACGGCGAACAAAGTGGCACTCAAGATCTAGCTCGTGAAGAGCTTGCTCTTGCAGGTGGCGCAGATGTAACAATGAAGAAGAAGCGATTGGCTTCTAAAGAACGTGCGATGTTTGCACAAAAGTCAGCAATTGATACGACGTCTCTCGGACGTCGTGCTAAAAAAGCTGACGTATAACTAGGTTCCATCCCAGATCTACCAGCCCTGGTGATGTGTATAAGTCTGGCAGTCATCACGTCTATGAATCACTTCCCCTAGTGAGGAGTACGTGTGGTGCAAACCCGATGAGGGTCCAACAACTAATAGGGAGAAACGCAATGGCAGAATACAACGAGTACGAAGTATACGAAGACGAGGAAGATTTCAGTAGCGGTACTGATCTTGTCAAGAAACTACGCAAGCAGGTAGATCAACTTTCCAAGCAATTAAAGGAAAGAGATTCACAGCTTGAGGAGTATCAGACATACAGTCACGAAGCAGCAATCGGAGAAGTCCTAGAAGGCTTTGGTCTCAATCCAAGAATCGCAGCATTTATTCCATCGGATATTGAAGCCGACGAGGAAGCAGTAGCTGAATGGTTAAATGAATACGGCGATGCCTTTGGCATTACTGCCGTTGATGAATCAGAGTCTGAAGACCCTGATGCTCAAGCATTTGAGCAAATGTCGGATTTTGAAGATGGTGATGTCGACCCAACTGTGGGTAGAGACATTGCTTCACTGATCAGCAATGCTGGTTCAGCTGAAGAACTCACTAACTTCTTAAGGCGATAACAACCCAATCAACCCTAATAGAAGGAATTAAACGTGCCAACAACACCAGCCACGTCAACAACGACATCGACGATGTCGAACTTGATCCAAACGGCGTATGACAAGTACATTGAGTTTAACCTTCGTTCAGAACCAATGTTCCGCAAGTTTGCGGACAAGCGTCCTGTCGATGTAACAAACCCAGGTAACACTGTCGTATTTCAGGTCTACACAGATCTATCACGCCAAACATCAGCACTAACACAGACACAAGATCCAGATGCAGTAGAGCTCAGCAACACCAACCGAGTTCACGTAACAGTGAACGAGTATGGTAATGCTGTTCTAACAACTGAGCGTCTTGCTCTTGAGTCTCTTTCAGCAATCGACCCAGCAGTTGCAGACATGTTGTCTTTCAACATGCGTGATTCATTAGACTCACTTGTGTGGACTAAGCTCACAGCTCTAGCAACAGGTCGTTATACAGGAACAACTTCTGCTGACGAATCAACTGTCAACGGACAAGATGTTTCTGCTTCAACTTCAGCTCCTAACTTCACAGCAGCACTTGCTCGCCGTGGTGTTGCAAAGCTACGTGGAGCAAATGTACAGACACGCGAAGGCGGTCTTTACACTGCACTAATCCACCCAGATGTTTCATACGATCTTCGTTCTGAAGCACAAACATCAGGATCTGCCGTATGGCAGCTTCCTCACACATACACCGAAGCAGGTGTAGGTAACCTATGGTCTGGCGAAATCGGAATCTTCGATCAGGTTCGCTATATCGAAACACCTCGTGCCGAAGCCCTATCAGGTTCTGGTACATCAAAGGTATACGGAACAGTTCTTCTTGGAAAGCAGGCTCTTCTTGAGGCTGTCTCATACGAGCCAAAGACTGTTATCGGTCCAGTTACAGATAAGTTGATGCGCTTCCGCCCAGCGGGTTGGAAGGGTCTACTTGGATGGAACGTCTTCCGTACAGAAGCACGTTACGTTATCAAGACCAAGTCAAGCATCGCTGTTTAATTTGGCGGAGAGGGGCAGGCAACTGCCCCTCTCTACTTTAAGGAAACTATGAATGAAGATCTCGATCTAATAACACCGCTTCAGGCTTATGCCTTCGAAGCACATGAAATGTATAAAGCGTTTATGGACGCTGGTTTTTCAGATGGTGAAGCTTGGGATTTATTACTACGCCAGTTACCAGAGTGGGAATTTCCCGCACCAATGTTCGATAACGACATGGATGATTATGAAGAAGAGGATGAAGATGACCAAGATGTGTAAGAAGTGTGGCAAAGCTAAGTCAAAGTGTAAGTGCTAATGCCAAAGAAAAAGCAAGTCTGGGATAAACCAAACCCTAAAAAAGTTTCTAAGCCTTTAACTGCTGCCCAAAAGGCATCAGCTAAAGCAGCAGCTAAGTCTGCTGGACGACCATATCCAAACCTAGTTGACAACATGAGAGCAGCAAAGAAGAAGTAAATGGACCCAAGACTAAAACGAGCAGGTGTGTCTGGCTTTAATAAGCCAAAGGCAACACCTAACCATCCAAAAAAGTCTCACGTTGTTGTAGCCAAGTCAGGCTCACAAGTTAAGACTATTCGTTTTGGTCAGCAAGGTGTCTCTGGTTCACCACAGAAATCTGGTGAGACAAGCAAGTATCGTCAACGACGCCAATCATTTAAGGCTAGACACGCAAAGAATATATCTAAAGGTGTTATGTCGGCAGCCTATTGGGCAGACAAGGTGAAATGGTAATGGCAAAGGTATTTCGTGGACCAACATACAAGTACAGACCTGGTCGTGAGTATGACCTATGGTTTGTTTCTTATCCTATTGGTAAGACCGTTGTTAAAGCTAATGGCGTTTGGAAAACAATTGTTGTCCCACAAGATTCAGATCTAAAAACATACCAGCGCGTATTACGTGGTGGTTATGACAACGTCATAACAGATGCAGAAGCAACAGAATTAACAGCAGCGGGATACGGAGATTACGTTTTCAATGTCTAATTGTAGATCAGGTTGTAAGACCCAAGACCATGCTAACTGGGGCGAGTGCGCCAAAGCAGCCAACTTCAGTATCACAGATCCGCTATCTAATGCAGCAAACAAGCTGGCTAATAGAGAACTTGATGCGTATAGAAACGCAAGAAAAGATGGCATTCAGCCAGCATCAACCAAGATGAAGGACATCCAGTCGGCTGTCCGTATGTCTGATAAAGCAGGAAAGGCGTTACAAGCATAATGGCTACGTTAAATCAATTAACAGAACAAACGCTTGGTGAGATGAATGGCTATGTCCGTAACCAGGAATCAGTCACGATTGCACTTAACGTTACCAACAGCAATGATTTATCTATTGCAGTTGATGACGCAACTGCTATTAGTAAGGGAATCATCGAGATCGATGATGAACTGCTATACGTAAAAAAGTCTATCGCAGCAAGTGGTACGTTATCAATCCTTGGAACCACAGCTAATCCTGTTGGTAGGGGATGGCGTGGAACCACAGCAACTAGCCACGTATCTGGCTCAGTCGTAAGAAACAATCCTTTATTCCCAAGGACACAAGTTAAACGAGCGATACTTGAAACTATTAAGGGAATGAATTTCCCTGTCATTAAAGAAACAGATTTTGATTTTACTGGTTCACAATACGCATACTCAATCCCAGATGAAGTAGTAGATATTACTGGTGTCTCATGGGAACTTCCAGATTCAACTGGAGTATGGGCTCTTATTAAGAGATGGCGTATTGATACCAACTACTATAACGAAACAACAAACACATACGGTCAGGCTATTGTGCTTAACGAAGCACCTATGGGTGGTGCTCGAGTTAACGTGCAGTACACAGCATACCCAACAACCATCACAGCTAATCAAGAGTTGACAGTCAGTGGATTGCCAGCATCATGTGAAGACGTTGTACGTCTTGGTGCTATGTATCGCCTTCTTTCAACGGTAGACCCAGGCAAGGTTATTGCCACATCAGTTTCAGCAGACGCATTAGATCAACCAGTATCTGCTGGTGCATCTACTACTACTGCTAAATATCTTTTCCAGCTTTACTCCGTCCGCCTTGCGGAAGAGGTTGCAAAGCAGCAAGCCAACTTCCTCAACATAATCCAGTATCAGAGGTGATGAATGCCAACCCAATTACGTTTCTATAGTTCAACCGCAGCTAAAACGACTCTTGCTGCATCAATCAGTTCTTCAGCAACAAGCTTAACACTTGCTGCTGCAAGCAATCTACCTTCATCGTATCCATACACACTCATTCTTGAAAAGGATACAGCCAATGAAGAAGTAGTTGAAGTCACCAGTCTGGTAGGTACTGCCTATCAGATCACTCGCAACATTGATGTATCGGGTGCTAAGGCACACGCCTTCGGTGCTAACGTTGAACACGGTGTATCGGCTCGAGACTTTACCGAGTCTCGCCAACACGAAGTAGCAACCTCTGGTCACCACGGTGTAACTGGAGATATCGTTGGCACAGGTGGAGCACAGACCTTAACAACTAAGACACTCACCGCTCCTATTATTAACGCAGCCACAATCTCTGGTGCGTTTACATCAACAGCAACCATTACTGGTGGAACAATTACAGGTGCAGTAATCACTGGACTCGCAACACCTACCAATACATCTGACGCTGCTACTAAAGGTTACATCGATACGCAGACAGTATCGGCTGCTGCTTCAGCAAGCAGTGCTTCAGTGTCAGCATCAAGTTCTGCTACCTCTGCCTCATCTGCTGCCACTAGTGCATCCAGTTCGCTAACTAGCCAAGGATCTGCTGCTGTGTCAGCAAGCTCTGCTGCTACCTCAGCATCAAGTGCATTTACGTATGCAAGTACAATGGCTGCTAGTGTTACATCAGCTGGTATCAGTGCTTCAAGTGCAGCAACCAGTGCGTCATCAGCATTAACATCACAGAACTCAGCAGCAACTTCTGCAACCAGCGCAGCAACATCAGCCACTTCGGCTGCTGCTTCTGCTACAACCGCTGCTGCATCAGTGGCAACAATCTCAAGCCTTGCGACTACAGCAACTAACTCGGCTGCAGCTGCTGCTACGTCAGCAACTTCTGCAGCAACTAGCGCAACCAGTGCTGCTGCTAGTGCTACCACTGCATCAGCTTCTGCTGCTACTGCGGTAGCAAGCACAGCAACGGCAGTAACATCAGCAGCAACTGCAGTAAGCAGTGCTGCGACAGCAGTCACATCAGCAGCACAGGCAGCAACGTCTGCTGCGAGCGCAGCTACTTCAGCATCATCAGCATTGACAAGCCAGACAGCAGCAGCAACAAGTGCTGCTTCTGCTGCCACGTCAGCATCGTCTGCTGCTACAACTTATGACGACTTTGATGATCGCTACTTAGGTAGCAAGGCATCTGCTCCTTCCGTAGACAATGATGGCAACACACTTCTTGTAGGTGCTATCTATTGGAACTCAGCACTTAACAATATGTATGTATGGTCTGGATCTGTTTGGGTTCAGATCGCTACTACCAGTATTTACTCAGCACCAACGCTTGGCAGCACGGTTATACCATCTGCCACAACAGTAACAACTGTTGCAGCATTAACCCTCAATAATGCAACACTTACTGGGACCTTAACAGCGGGTGCTTCGTCTGGAACCAATGGTCAATATTTACAATCAACAGCAACAGGAACTCAGTGGGCTTCTGTTGCTGGGTATTTAGCACCAACACTTGGCACAACAGTAGTTACATCTGGTGTGACGGTATCAACAATTTCAGGATTAACCGACGTAGTACTCAACGGTCCAGGAAGTGTGGCAGATGAACTGGCACTACTTCTTATGGGCGCACTCTAAACGAAAGGTAGTAACTAATGGCTACAACAACTAAAGCACTGTTCCGTGGAGCAGCAGCAACATCCAGTACAACTCTATACACAGTACCATCAGCAACAACTACAGTAGTAACTAATATTGTAGTAACTAATACAGCAGCAGCCGTAGGAAATTTTACACTACTTCTTGATGATGTATCTATTGCAACACTTGTTACCGTTGGTGCTAATGATTCAACAACTATTGACTTAAAGCAAGTCCTTGCAACTACAAAAACAATTAAGGGTTTAGCAACTGCTACAACTATTAACTTTCATATTAGCGGAGTGGAGATTTCTTAATGACTCCTGTTGCAAAATTATCTGGTGGTTTAAGATACAATAGTATGCTGGCAGGAAACCCTGCATATGTAAAAAGTGTTGTAGTTGAAGCACTTGTTATTGCTGGTGGTGGTGGTGGCGGTAGCACTAATGCTGCATATTACTCAGGAGCAGGAGCTGGTGCTGGCGGTTTTCTTTATTTTTCTTCATTAACTATTGCTGGTGCAACAACTGTTACAGTTGGTGCTGGTGGTGCTGCTGGTACTGGATCGGGTGATGGAACAAATGGTGCTGATTCGCGCATTGGGACAGCAACTTTAGTTCTTGGCGGTGGTGGTGGTAAAGGTGCTGCTGGTGGTCCTGGTAAAAGCGGTGGTTCAGGTGGTGGTTCAACTCAAAACGGCGCAGTAGGTGCTGGAACATCAGGACAAGGAAATAATGGTGGTGTGGGTAACCAAGGCGGTGGCGGTGGTGGTGGTGCTGGCGCAGTTGGTGGCACTGGCGATACACCACAAGGTATAGGTCGTTCAGGTGGTGCTGGTTCTAATGCTTATTCATCTTGGGCTACAGCAACATCATCAGGTGTAAGTGGTTTTTACGCAGGTGGTGGCGGTGGTGGTTACACAACTTACTATCTTAGTTCAGGTATTGTTGCTAATGGTGGTTCAGGTGGTGGCGGTACAGGTGGTGGAGAACCATCTGGTTCAAAAATGTTAACTTCTACAGCAGGAACTGCAAACACTGGTGGCGGTGGTGGTGCTGCTGGTGGCTATACAGGTGGTGCTGGACTTGAACCTGCTAGAGCAGGTGGTAGTGGAATAGTAATTATTCGCTATCCAGATACTTTTGATGCTATGACATCAACAACTGGCTCACCAACTGTTTATGTTACTGGTGGATATCGTTATTACAAATTTACAGGTACAGGGAGCGTGACACCATAATGGCACATTTTGCACAAGTTGATGAGAATAATATTGTAACCCAGGTACTTGTAGTTACCAATGACGAAGAACACCGAGGTCAAGAATTTCTTGCAAACGATTTAGGTCTTGGCGGTACCTGGATACAAACTTCGTACAATGCCAACATTAGAAATAAGTTTGCTGGAATTGGAGATATTTACGACCCAGTTAATGACATCTTTAAAATAGATGAAACTAAATATTCTTACAGAGATTCCTGGGTAGGGGTTACCAAGCCAACAAAGCCATCTATTATGTTTGACTCTGTAGTTCGATCAGGAAATAACTGGACTATGGCTGTCATTAACCAAGCATTTCCTCAAGCGTTTCAACGATGGGGTTACATGCACCATCACAACTTTGAAAGTTTCTCAAAAGGCTTAGATAATTTTGATGCTACTGTAACGGTAGTTCGTAACCCTGTTGATTCTCTTGCATCAAGCATCATTGCTTTTAAGCTTGAAACAGATGAACAGATCAAGCATAGAATTCTTGAAGACAAGAAGATGCTTATAGCTATTAAAAACAATAAGAGTAACTTACTCATCTTCAAGTTTGAAGATGCGATAGCTACCCCAGAAAAAATAACAAATGCTATTGGTAAAGTTTTAGGATTAACTCCACAGCCATTTGACGCTAACCCTATTAAAGAATTTTTGGCGCAAAGAAGTAGTGAGTCTTTCTACTTAACACCAGCTGGCAATCAAGAGGCTCTTAATGCTGCAAAAGAAAAGCTAAAAGATATTAATCTTTTAGATTCCATTACAGAAATAACAGAAATCTATAACGAGATTATTGCATAGTGATTATTCAAATCATTGGTCTACCTGGCAGTGGCAAGACAACGCTTGCCACTTCTTTAGCTGACCGCATCAATGCGGTACATCTAAACGCTGACTACGTACGAGCAACGATCAACTCCGATCTTGGTTTCACACCAGAGGATAGGGTCGAACATGCTCGCCGTATGGGCGAGATGGCAAAGATGCTATCTAGCCAAGGTCTAGATGTTGTTATTGATTTCATCTGCCCTACCGCTGCTACACGTGCAGCATTTGGTAAGCCTGACATCTGTATCTGGATGGACACTATTGCCGAAGGTCGCTTCGAAGATACCAACAAGTTATGGGAAGCACCTACTGAGTTTGACTACCGCTTTGTATCTTACAATAGCGAAGCTCAAACAGATTTAATTATTGCTCAATCTAATCTACACGATTGGAAAGCACCTACCACCTTACTGCTTGGTCGTTATCAACCATGGCATGAGGGTCATCACGCACTACTGGAGAAGGCACATGAGCGTACGGCACAGGTTGTTATTGGTGTTAGAGATACTCAAGGCACTAGCGAGAAAGACCCTCTCTCTTATTCTGAAGTTGCCAATCGGATCAGAGCCGAAGAACGGTCATCTTTCGTTGTGAAGTTTCCAAACATTACGAACATAGTTTATGGACGTGATGTTGGATACAAGATTGAACAGGTAGAACTTTCCCAAGAACTTCAATCTATTTCTGCTACACAGAAAAGAAAAGAACTGGGAATTTGAAAGTAACTAAGGCTCGTTCATTTACCAAGTCACTCAGCTACAGAATCTTTGGAACGTTAAGTTCCTTTGCTGTTGTCTTTGTTATTACTGGTGAAGGAACTCTCTCAGCACTTATTGCTTTTTGGGAAACAATAGTAAAGGTCGGTATCTATTACTGGCATGAAAGAATCTGGGATAAAATATCTTGGGGTAGAAAAACTAAGGAGAAATAAATGAACGCAAAGTTTCAAGCAATAGCATTGTCTTGGTTCCGCGCAGCAGCATCAGCTGCTGTGGCTCTGTACCTTGCTGGTCAGACAGACCTTAAGGTTCTAGGAACAGCAGCTCTAACAGGATTCCTCGGACCAGTACTTAAGTGGCTTGACGGATCTTCAACAGACTTCGGGCGCGGTTCGGAGTAATGTCTACCAACGAATGGGCTGGCTTGGCTGTTGCCACTGCCACAATAGTTGCCAGCTTTGCTGGCTCAGTTCGTTGGTTAGTTAAGCACTACCTCACAGAATTGAAACCAAATTCGGGAAGCTCGATGCGTGACTCACTCGATAGATTAGAACTCCGCGTTGACAGCTTATACGAACTAGTAGCTGGAAAGAATCGTGAATGATACCTGTAGCCAAGAAAGCCACACCTGCTGCGATTGCTGTGCTTCGGCAAGCGACGGCGTTGAAACCAAAGAGAAAGAAAGCCAGCGATGGTCTTCTACCATCTGCTGCACATGTCAAGCAAAGCCCGACTTCGGACCACAATACTGGGCTAGCAGTAGATCTGACACATGATCCTGCTAACGGTATTGATTGCTTTGATATTTTTCAGAAGCTTAAAGAAGACAAGCGCGTTAAGTATTTAATCTTTACTGGCAAGATCTGGTCAAAGGAACGTGCTAAGCAAGGTGATCGCAACTACACAGGTAGTAATAAGCACAACAAGCATCTTCATATATCTATCAATGATGGCATGGGTAACGACACTAGCCCATGGTTCTGGTGGATGAATCAACCTAAGTTGATTAACCAAGTAAGAGCAGCAGTTGCTGCAGTCCCAACAAAGAAAGCATACCCAGCAGAAGATACATCTAAATGCTGTCAGCACTGTCCGTCTAAGAAATAGGGGTAAATCGTGGCAACTACCAACAAGTATCTTAAAGGTGATCTACCTATTGCTATTAGCACTAACGTGCCTACAGCGTTGGTTCGCTACAGCAGAGAAGGCTTTGCTGCAAGCTATGCTATCGGTAATACACCGTGGCTATCGGCTGCATCTGACAACAACCGTATCAGTCGTATTACTACGACTTACCAGAAGGAACGTATTGACCAAGGTCAGTTAACTGGTGAACAGTCATTGACTAACTGGTGGCTACGTTCTGCTACATCATGGCATCATGGTGCGGGCGAGCAATACTATGATGCTGATAGTAGTGATCTCTATCGCTACTACGAATCAAACAACGTAGACCCATGGACTCTTGGTGAATTAAAACTTCTACCTGCTACAACAAACCTAACAACTTCTGCAGCCAGTAGCCCTGCCACGGTATCTAGCGGAACGTTTTATATTTCTGGCGGTGCTGTTAAATTTTACAATGGATCAACAACCACATCAACATCATTAGGTACATCAACAACTGCACAAACTTTAACTACAGATGGAACGTACGCATTAGTAGGAACTAACGATGGCATCTATCAGGTAACCACAGCATTAGCCGTAACAAAGTTATACTCTAAAGCTGCTGCAGCCACTACTCAAACAGTTCAATCTATTGCCTATGTCAAAGATAGAATTGTTGCTGGCGTTATGCACGATTCAACAGATATGCATCTCTATGAGTTGGCAAGAAACCCAACTAGCCCACCAAATACTATGGCTAATGGAGATGTAAGATTTACCTTTACTAATACATCCATAGCGTTTAATTCAATTGCAGAACTGCCAGGTGCTGTCATAGTTGGCTACACACAAGGTGCTATATCACGTGTTCAAATGTACACAATTAATCCAACCTCACCTACCGCTGCAATTGTTGGACCAACTATTATTGCTGAGCTACCTCGTGGTGAAACGCTTAATCAAATGCGAACATATCTTAATGAGTTTGTAATCCTTGCAACAACAAAAGGTTTACGTATTGGAACCATTGGAACAGATAACCAATCATTTACTTACGGTCCTATCAACATTGAAGGCGACGTAAAAGATGTAGCACAAGATCAAACATATGTGTATGCGACAAGATCAAATCTTGTCTCAGGTTCTGCTGGGTTGTGGCGTCTTAACCTTGGTCAGACTATTGATAACGGTTATGCTTATGCACCAGATCTTGTGACAGATAGTAATGTTCCTAACGGTGTAGCTTTTGTTGGAACCACTGGATTAAAATTTATTACATCATCATCTGGTACATGGGTACAGCATGCAACCGATCTTGCTTCTTCAGGCTACCTTAGCTCTGGATTAATTCGATGGGGTACTGGAGAAAAAAAGCAACCAGTGTCATTAAGTATTAAATCAAATTCAGATTCTACTGGAACACTTGGATTTAACCTTGATGATAATGCTGACCAGTTATTAACAACTGGAACTATTCCATTTGGTCCAAAGACCGAAGCAGCACTTGCTAGTTACATCTCACCATCTGACGTATTCCAAGTTACATTTAACTTCTCACGGAATGCAACTACATCATCACTTGGACCAACGTTAACTGAATGGCAGATCCGTGCTCTGCCATCACCGCTACGTTCACGAACAATCACAATACCTTTGCTTTGCTATGAGGAAGAGAGAGATCCAAATGGAAACATACGAGTCTCCAGCCCATGGGAGAGAATCCAATACCTTGAGTCTATTGAGCAGAATGGCGGTGCAGTACTCTACCAAGATTTCAACTCAGGAGAAGAAAGAATCTGTGTTATCCGTGCTATTCAATTTGAGCAGACTGCACCTCCCACTTTTGCAAGCGGGTTCGGCGGTATCGTCACATTGCAATTGCAAACAATCGACACAGAAGAAGTAGTAGTTTGATTGAAAAATATTTATCATTAGTACAACCAGAAGAAAGATCGCCATTGGTTACACAAGTACGTGTAGCTCTTAATGTTGCTGGTGATGATCGGCTAGACGCTCCCCTACAAGAAATACTCAAAGGGTTGCAGCGTCGCTATGACATCCCAGCAGTCGGGTGCATCAATATAGCCACGCTGGATGCGCTCGCAGTTGCTCCACCAGAATGGTAGGGCTAGAAGAGGAGGGGGACTTAATCGTCCCCCTCTTTTTTTATTTCCCTTTTTCACCACGGCTTGCCATCAGGCAAGCCTTTCCCTCCCACCACCCCTCAACCCTATACCCATACTGGTAATAAACAAAGGCGTGTCGTTCCAAGTAATCTTGGTAACGACTGGTATCCTTCTGGCATGAATGAACTTCCTCCTCATAGATCCTTTAGTCAGCTCTCTACGTGGCAGTCCTGCCCTCAGAAATACTATCTGAGTAAAGTAGCCATGGTTCCAGAAAAGCCTGCAGTATACCTTGCTGCTGGTTCCGCCGTCCATTCAATGTTGGAGTGGTTAAACCATGAGCTCTACCGACAACAGTCCACAGGGGATTGACCAACGTGGTGTGCCAAGCAATGAGTGTATAAATTGCGGAAGCAACATCCAAGTTATCAGGGCAATCTTCTCAGATTATGAACTAGTCATGTGGTTCTTAGATTCTTTCTGCGCCACATGTGGATCACCAATGACAGCACCCACCCCAGTAGACCACCCAGATTGGAACCCCGATGAATATAGATTTGACAACTAAGTGGGCTGAAGTATTTAATGATGCTGTTCTGGAGACAGAACAGAAGACAGGCATTCCCTCCTCGGAGTGGAAGACTGCAGGACGTAAGACCACCTTACGTCCTGATGGGGAAGATCTGCCTTTCTGGCAGAGCGATGGACTCAAGCAGGTTGAGACGTACTATAACTGGTACAAACAATCTGGTTGGAAGATCGCAACTATGCCCGACGGACGTCCTGGAATTGAATGGGCTGCTGATGTTCACTTCGGGGGAACACCAGTACGCATGGTAGTTGATGCGATCTATCAAGTAGGGGAAGACTTGGTGATCGTGGACTACAAGACAGGTTCCAGGACGCCGTTCGGTGCAGTACAAGCAGGTCTCTACGCTTCTGGTATTGAGCGCAGCTATGGCATCCGCCCTAAGTGGGGAGCCTTCTTCATGACTCGCAAAGGCGAGCTCGATGAATTGATTGACCTGTCACATCTGTCGATGGAATATTTTGATTACGTATTTGGCTCGATGAACCATGCCGTCTGGGAAGGTTGGTTCCCGCCATCAGTCGGTGACTCTTGCAGGATGTGCAGTTTTACAGCACAATGTCCTGCGATGGGTAGCAAAGATTTCCCATTACAAATCCAGGGAAAAAGAAAAGGAGATGAACTAGATGACTGAATCTATGTTCTCGTTTACAGGCAAGTTGAACTCAACTGATCTATTCACCGTTCGCGGTAATAGTGTTAGTGAGTTCTCCGCAAATCTAACAGCAGCAGTTGAAGCAATTGCTTCGGCTACTGCGCTACAGCAATCATTGAACAACCGCTCAGGCGGTGCATCAGGTGGAGCATTTGCTGCCACACCTGCAGCAGTTCAGGTGCTACAAGATGCTGGTCTCAATCCAACTCCAATTGCAGCAGGCACATCTGCTGCAGCAATTGAAGTAATCGTGGATCGCTACGGTAATGAATGGACATATGGACATCCAGATGCACCAGCATTACCAGACGGTCGAGGTAAGTACGCAAAGAAGAAGGGTACTTCCAAGGCTGGCAAGGCTTACATTGGTTGGTTTGATCCAGCTAAGGGACCAAAGCCTTTCACTCCAGGTGCAGTAGAAGCAGAAACAATCTGGGCTAAGTAACAATGCGTTCACTGTTGCAGGTAGTGGGGGTTGAATCTCCTGTTGGGCATATGCTCCCAGAGATCTTGCCTCAACTTACTCAATCACAGGTGGTGTTTCGTCAAGCGCAATTGCATTTGATAGCAGCACAACCTGGTGGTGGCAAGACACTACTTGCACTGTGGTACGCAATTCAATCTAAAGTTCCTTCGCTCTACTTCTCAGCTGACTCTGACTCCCGAACAATCGCCACTCGTGCAGGGGCAATCCTTATGGAGAAAGAAGTAGCACAAGTTGAGAAGATGATGGACTCTGAGGCGTCAGTCCTTTTGGAAGACGCACTCGCTGATGGTGCAGGGCATGTTCGATTCAACTTTGATCCGTCGCCTTCGTTAGATGATATCGAAGAAGAAATAGAAGCTTGGATAGAACTGCACGGCTCTGCTCCACAAGCGATCTTTGTAGACAACTTAATGAATGTCGCTTCAACAAGCGACAATGAATGGACTGCGTTGCGTGATGCAATGTCAGCGTTCCATTACATGGCTCGTGAATACGAGTCAGCATTTATCGTTCTGCATCACGTATCCGAGAACGAGAAGATGTCCAAGCCTAACTTTCCTGCTCCGCGTAAAGCATTGATGGGTAAGGTTGCAGCGTTACCAGAGTTGGTTCTTAGTGTTGCACTAGACGGACAGGCAAACGCTTACCGCGTTGCTGTAGTGAAGAACCGACATGGTAAGGCTGACCCAACAGCAGAGACTTACATCTCTCTGTCAGCGGAGGCAAGCCACATGACTTTATATAACTCACCTGTTGAATTACAACGAGCAAGAACAATGCGCCAATGGCAATAGATATTGAATTAACCGAAGATGAAATCATGGACGCGCTTCGCTTTGTCCACCGAGTTAGAGAGAACAAGAAACAATATGAAGTTGTTGACAAGAAGTTTGACAAAAACAATTCGTCGTATTCGGTTAACCTTATGGGTCAGCTGGGTGAGGTGGCGTGTGGCAAGGGACTTGGGCTTGAAGTGGACAGATCGATTTCGCCGAGTGGCGATAATGGACACGACCTATCTACATCACTGGGAAAAAATATACAAGTCAAGACGTCGACGCTAGACAAATTAATCTTTAATGCACCAGAGTTATTTGTATCGGACTATGCAGTGCTGGTTCAATTCTTTGGTGACAAACAGATACCACATGTAGATAGTAAGTTTACTATAGTTGGTTGGGTAACACGAGAATTATTTCTTGCAAATCATTACAAGCATGACTATGGTTACGGCATTCGATTAGTGATGGATGCTAATCAACTACTACCAATGGAGGATCTCATCAATGAATTATCCAGACTTCAGTCAAGCTCGGTGCAAGGAAGTCGGAGTTGAATTCTTCTTCACTAATGAAGAGAACGAAAGAGATGTTTCCGTTTATGAACTTGGTAAAAAAATTTGTTCTGGATGTCCGATAAGAAAAGAATGTTTAGAGTGGGCGGTACTACATGAGGCACATGGTTTATGGGGTGGATTAACACCGCGAGAAAGATTAAAGCTTAGATCAAAAAGAAACATTACCCTCGAACAGATATTAGTGAGTGACTATTTATGACAACACCAAGCAAACGCAAAGGCTCACAGTACGAACGTGATGTAGTTAAGTGGTTAGTCTCCTATGGATTTCCATGCGCTGAACGTGCGTATGGTGCTGGTCGGCACGACGATGTCGGAGACATTGACGGTATCGACGGCGTAGTAATAGAATGTAAGAACGAAAAGAAGATCACTCTCAGTGGCTATCTTCAAGAGCTATCGGATGAGATGACTCATGCTGATGCTGAGACTGGCGTGGTGCTAATAAAAAAGCGTGGCACTACAAATGTCTCAGAGTCATACGCGGTAATGCCCGCATGGCTCTGGGCTGATCTGCTAAAACAGGCAGGTTACAATGGACATAGGTAAGAAGGTGACAGTTACTTACCAACTGAAAAGAGGTAACTATGCGGTTAATGGTAATGACCGTAGCAACATCAATGATGATAGTCGCAGCACCAGCGCAAGCAATTGCGCCAGTGATATCAATGGAACAAAAAGTTTCAGTGATGGAGCCGAAGCAGAAGCTTCGCTATGCGATAAGCACATTGACTACAAACAAATCGGAAATAGATTGCTCGCTGAAGATAGCGTACAAAGAATCTCGTTACCGATTGGAAGCGAAGAACAAGCGTTCGTCCGCGACTGGGGCTTGGCAACTAATGTGGGGACAACCACATTGGTCAGTGTTCAAACAAGCAACGGAAGCACACGGATATGTTCTACATCGATACGGATCTTGGTGCAAGGCATACAAGTTCCATCAAGAAAGGAATTGGTATTAAGTGAACCAGCCTGAGTTTCTTGAAGCAGTCTTCAATCATTACGGATTGGACTTACCGCAAGGTGAGAAGTCAATCCTGTGTCCAGTACACGATGACTCTCGTAAGTCTGCCTCGGTGAACTCAGAGAAGGGCGTCTGGGTATGCTATGCATGTAGCAGTGGTGGTGCTGGTATACAGATCATCATGGCTCGTGAACATCTAGCATACCCAGAGGCTCGGTCATGGGCTGAAAAAAATATTGGCAAGGAATCTTCTACTCCGATTGTCCACAATCGTCGCAGTAAGAAGAGTGGGCGGTGGACACCGCCAAGGTTGAGGTCTCGATGACAACTATCATTGGTATCCAACAAGACAACGGCTGCATTCTTGCAGCCGATTCACGTACCACTGCAGGTGGTAGACCATACTCACATCCGATTGTTACTAAGATTAGCAAGCGGGGTAAGTGGTTGGTTGCAGGTGCTGGAGATGTACAACCATGTGATGTGATACAACATGTATGGAAACCACCAGCTATACCAGTTAACATTAAAGACATGTATCACTTCATGATTACAACTGTAGCTCCAAGCATTAGAGAATGTATTAAAGAATCAGGTTGGGTTCCAGACAAGGATGATGCTGACTCTGGATTTGAATTCATACTTGCAATCAACGGCACGATCTACCAAGTAGATGACTCTTACTCTGTCTACCTGCGTGATGATGGGCTGTATGGCGCAGGGTCAGGGTCAAGCTTCGCACTCGGCGCACTAGCAGGTGGTGCGACATGGAAGCAAGCAATGCAGATTGCTGCTCGCAATGATGTGTATACTGCACCTCCATTCATTACACACAGGCAGGAGAAAGTATGAAGACTAACCCCAAGCTCATAGATCTCTGGACTAAAGCAGCACACCAGTACCATGACAGCCTTGCTGGTTCACCAGCAGAGGCTTACCTAACACAGCGTGGAATCCTTGATGGAGCCGAAAAATTTTTACTAGGTTATGTGGCAGAGGTAGCACCTGGTCACGAGGACAGACTTAGACATCACCTATCTATCCCCTACATAACAGAGGCTGGCGTAGTTGGGTTTAAGTTCCGTCGCATTGATGGCGGAGATCCTAAGTACATGATACCTACTGGTCAGAAGCACCACCTATATAACGTCAGCGCAATACTTAATGCGGTTAGCCAAGTGTTGGTAGTAGAAGGAGAGATAGATGCGATTAGTGCGACTCTTGCTGGGTTCCCTGCTGTTGCCGTTGCTGGTGTTAATGCTTGGAAGCCTTATTTTAGTAGGTGTTTTGATGGCATTGGTACTGTCGTAATCTGTACTGACAACGATGCTAAAGAGGATGGCTCTAACCCAGGGCAGGAACTAGCACGTCGATTGCAGGATGCAATACCTCAAGCTGTCCGCGTGTCGTTACCTCCAGATAGCGATGTCAATAGTATAATTGTTAACCAAGGAGCGCAAGCATTAGCTGATTTAGTTAATGCAATTAACAACTGAAAGGTGCTCCGTTGGCGACGAACAAACTAACCATCGATAACTTCCAAGAAGATGCTCAGGATATTTATGATGAGCTTCTATCTATCTTGGTCTTAAAGCAAATCGATTACGGTCCACTTAACATTTGGAACGCACCTGGTGGTGCGACCAATGGGTTGATGGTTCGTATGTCCGATAAGTTAGAGCGACTAAAGAATCTTATATACAACTCCATTGAACCAAACAATGAAGCTCTCGAAGATAGCTTCATTGACATAGCCAACTACGCAATCATTGCGTTGATGGTAGAGCGTGGTATCTGGAAGAAGTATGCCACGCAACAGAAATAAAACTTACGAAGAACAACGTGGATCACGCATACGTTCTTATGGAATTACGGTAGAGGATTACGAAGACATGCTTGAGTCACAAGGTGGTGGTTGCTACATCTGTGGTGCTAGCCCATCAGTTCGTGCGCTGGATATAGATCACGATCACCGCACTGGTAAGGTGCGTGGGTTGCTCTGCTCTAATCACAACAGAGCACTGGGTTTACTTGGCGATGATCCCGACCTGCTACTTGCTGCACATACGTACTTGGTCAGGCAGTATGCCTGAGCTAACACGAGACCACCCAGTATGGCAAGAGATCAACGAGATAACATCGGGCATTGCTTGGCATTTATCTAAACGTTACTACCGATTCATCGAGCTTGAAGATGTTAAGCAAGCAATGAATGAGTACGCATGGAAGCGCAAGGATAAGGTTAATGATTATCTTATTCGTGAAGATCCTATTGAGAAGAAGCAGGGATACAAAGCGTTTCATACATTCATACGTAGGGCTGGCGAACGGTATGCGCGTAAGGAGAAAGCTAAAGCTTTAGGGTATGAGCTCGGCGATGAATACTTCTATCGCCTCGAGTTAATCGAGAGCCTAATCAAAGTTGCTGGTACTGATGAGGCATACTTGGCTAACCAAGTATTCGATCCAGATGTACATGGTGTCAAGGTCAAGCGACTAGCCAACGAGGGTAACAACTTAGCAGCAATGATCGCTGATGTAGACGCAGCAATGAAGAAGCTTGACGCAAGAATGCAGGGCATTCTTACCTGTCGGTTTGTTAACGACCAACCGTTGGCTGAGATAGCACTAGCTTGGGAGATCTCACCTCAACGTGTTGAGCAACTGATTGCTAAAGGTATTAAAGACATAGCCGATAAACTGGGAGGAGCAACACCGTACTAATGGCAACATTCGATTTCAAATGTACGCTATGCGATAGCGTAGTAGAGATGCGTATCATGGATGGGGATCAGTTCCCTAAGTGTGACAAGTGCAACGTAACTTTAACGAAGGTATTCACACCGCCTTCTATTCATTTCAAAGGTGGCGGTTGGGGAGGTAACCATGCACAAGGCTAGCGAGAAGATGATGCTTACGTGGTGCGACAATGGAATGGTAGATGGCAAGTTCGCAGAGGGTTTGGTCTATACAGTTCTTACCTCGGGCTTGCCAATCAGAGGAGCCCAGCGTGTACAAGGTAATCAGATCGGACGTCAACGACAAACAGCATTCGATACTTGGTATGCCTCAGACTTTGATTGGATCTTGTGGGTAGATAGCGACATACATGTAACCAATGATGCGCTGAAAAAAATTTGGGATATAGCTGATGCTAAGACGATGCCTGCCGTTAGCGGTACATATTTTATTTCCAAGGAGAATGAACAAGCGTTGATGTCTCCGTACCCATGCCTGTTCATGGCACATCCAGATGACATCCATCAGATGTCATACCTACATCCTCTTGAGCCCAACGCCATAGTCAAGTGTGACTATGCTGGCTATGGATTCTTCTTGATGCACCGATCAGCAGCCGACAAGATGAAAGAGTTTCATGGTAAGGACAAGCCATTCTTTGTTGAGCATTCTTCTGGTGGTACTGATGCTCAGTTTGTATCGGAAGACATTCAGTTCTTCATGTTAATGAAGCAAGCTGGCGTCCCTCTTCACGCACATACAGGCGCGACAGTTAAACACATGAAGAGATTCTCGTATGACTATGAGTACTATAAATTATTTTGGATCACGCAGCTGGTCGCGGAGGAGACAGAAAAAAAGGCGGAGGCAATAGCCCCCGCCCTTGATTCTGAACCTATCCCTTCCGACTAACGTCGGAAAAGAATTCGTCTACTGTTTGTTGTGCTCGCTGACATCTAACGTACATCTCAGTTTCTCCCTTGGAGTAGCCGTAGTAACGACCAACCCAGAACATGGTAGCACCAGCAAAGATCTGCATGAGTAAAGTGAATCCGTTGTAGAACATTACTTATCTCCTATCATTTTAAGGAACTCATCAGGGTTAACGAGTTTCGCTATCGATCCCTTGCCACCAGATGGTGATGGTGATGCGAGATGTGGAAAAAATTTCTCCGCTTGTAAGCGGGTATTGAATTCTCCCCATGCCTGCAAGGGAGACCAGTCCGTTAACCTTGCTACAACAATAAACGATTCTCGTTTAAGCCTAGAGTTATCTAGTGCCTCAATGATTTCAATCGCTAGGTCTGTAGCATCTTCGGAGTTCTCAGTGTCTGGGTCTAGTAGCTTTGCTACTAGTTTTATTTCTGTTGGACGTGGCTTGCCCATCAGTAGTTCTTAATACATTGCACGTACTGCTGGTGTTCAGCTAGTGCTTCACGTGCTGCTAGTTCCGTGGTTCGTTCTATCTCTGAGTTACAGTACGCACAGATAAGAACAACACTTGCTAGATGTATCATGCTTCCTCCTTTACTTGCCATTCCTTGTAGTACGGTTCACATACATCACCGTCTATCTCATGGTATTTAATGTGAGCACCGAACATAAAGACAATCTCATCTCTATCATCTCCGATGCCGTACGAATCGTGGTGTCCACAATACCACGACCAGCCCGCAATGGGGGTAATTTTCATACCCCCAGTGCGAACACCGATCGTGTCTTTGTTGATTAACTTACCCATTAGATGTCTCCTCTGGTAGTGGTGCGTCAAGCATGATGTCAACCATTGCTTCGTCCGCTTCCTTGTGTAGCTCTGGCTCGATCACACTTGGCTCATCCATCTTTTGTGCATAGATGTGTAGGTAATCGAGTGCCTTCTGAATGTACTGCGCCAGCCTCACCGAGATGTGAGGCTGGACGTACAGGTCTTCGTTATTCATTACGCTCCCTTCGTTAGCAAGGCTAGTGCCTTGTTCTTGATACGGTCAGCCGAACCGTTGATGATGCGCTCGGCTCGGGTTGCTTCTGACTTGTGACTGAAGTGATCGGCATACTCAACCACTGCTTGGAACGCACCGAACGCTGTGCCGTACAGTTCTTCTTGAGTACCAGTCGCACCTTTGTAGATGCTCTTGGCTGTATCACGTGCCGTCATCGCTGAGTTGAACTGTCGCTTCTGTCCAGTGCTAAGCATGGCATACGGTGATTGCTCAATCGCAGATGGTAGTGACCACATCTTCTTGAAGATGTTGTCCACCTCTATGTCAGTGAGTGTCTCGCCGATTAGTTTGTTACCTACGGTTTCGTAGTATTCGATTCCCTTG